CTCAGATTCTGGCTTGCCTATGTGCCGTTAGACGGTCTTGGCCCCAATCCACTACGAGTTCGAAGACACCCTTCCCTCTCACGTCGATACGACGTTTTCTTTTCAATCAAGATCACTCGTCGGTCGTCCCTCTTGAGATCGATTTTGCGCCCCTATTTCATCGAGTCGGTAAAGGAGCTCCTCAAGAAGCAACTGACAGAGTCTCGAAATGATGTTGATGTTCTTTCCTCATTCTTGTTTTCCGATCTCTGGCGAAGAAATAGGATAATAAATCTATCAAACAAAAAAGAACAAATACATTTACTATTCTCCAATCGATTGAGGACAAGAATCCCGTAGTTTTAGATCTTCTATCGAAAAACTGACTCGAAAAAACTAAATCTTCGTTAACACTCTGCAAATCGTTAAGCAATGGATACCTCGGAAAAGATTTTACATCTGATCTCAAACGTCGAGGATCCGGTTCGTCCTCCGTCGCCAAAGACTCCCACGAGTTCTGAACGCCGCCGTGGCGAAAAGGATATTTTCAGCGCATCTGACATCGACGACAGAATCGACAGCTTGGAACACGAAGGTTCACACCAATCAATGTCGGACGCACATTTCGAGAAAGTCGACAGTCTCACGGACGACATCGTTCAAATGAGAGATAAGATCGATCGTCTCGAGATGAAGGTTTTCGAATGTACTACGACAGTCGACGTTATAACAGGTAAGTACGAGAAATTGTGTCAGAGGCATATGGATCTTTTGAATGAATTCAAACAGTTCAAAGAGGACACTCTGAATCAAGACGAGGCTAACACAACTCGGATGAATCAGATGGAGAGTTCTTCGGTCAATATAACCAATGCTCTGATTATCGCCGGGAATATCGACCAGGACCGGTTTTACACCGCGCTCAAAGGCGGAAAGCTTGATCCGATATCCACGCCGAAGGTCGACTCTCGAAAAGCAGGACCACGAGAATTTCAAGTCGATCTATATAGTGATAAAGATGATTCTGACTCGTTCGTTCGATCGTCGATCTTCGACTCTCCACCAGGAGTTCGTGAAGACGGTAAGAAGAAACAGTTGAGTTTGATCGACGAAGAGGTTCCGAAGTTCACTCAGAGGAAAATCCGTCCTGAGCGCGAAAAGTCTTTCGAAACGAGGCATATCGAGAAGAACCTTGTCGTAGACGCCAAGGAGCGTCAAGAGGACATATCGACGAGTCAGAAGTATGCGAAACGAGTGATAATCGATCAAGATGACGAATACGATATGAGTGGTTTTTAATCGATCTTTGTCTCCAGTACTCGTCGCGCTAAAATTAGGTGTTTTCTTCTGTCGAATGATTGTTTACAGGTTTCGAATCTTCTCGCTCTCTCCACTGATCGAAATGTACAATGTCTGAATCTCTTGCGTATTGGGAAAAATTGACTCGAAAAAACCAATAGTTGATCTCGTCACTCTACTTTTGTCATTTTCGCAATGTCTGGAAAGAAATCGATCGCTCAACAACTTCTTGATACACGTGCCAAGAAGAATGTCGAGAAAAGTCAGAACCTCTCGGAAAGTCTCTCTCGTATGGTGGCTCCTGCCGTCCAACATAAGACGAGCACCGAACCAGGCGCTAGTTTTTCTGAGATCTATCTAGTCCCTACTTTACCCGAAAAATCAACATTGAAGCAACGTGTTTCACTCGCATTGTATTTCGCGTCAGTTCTAAGAGCACCGAAAGAACTTTCATCGAAAGAAGCAGTAGTCGTACTGATCGGTCTATTCGACATACTCTATCGACCACTCACTCGAAAATCGCTCAAGATTGAATGGAACGAGATCGTCCTCACTCGCGCTCAACTCTTAGAACTTGACGCCTTTATAGCAGACGGAAAAACTCTTGGACCTGCCGGCGGACCTGGATATCATAATAATCGAAATGCGTTTATCGCGAAACATCAGCTTCCACAAACTGCACAGATCGGGATGGTATCTTCTGATTTTTTCGAGACAGAACGTGACCCCTTGATGTTCTACGGGTATGCAGGATTGCTTCTCTTTTCTCTACATAAAGATCCCGACGGTCAAGGAAAGAATGCACTCACTCTTGCTCGCCCGAATGCTCTGCGAGAGAAGTATAAGAAAACGAAAGAAGCCTTTGTTCTGTGGAATGCGAAAGGAATTCCGACAGAGAAAGGGTGGTCTGCCATATCAGGAATATGGAATTTGATTCCGACAACAAAGTTCAATTGGTTCGAAAGATTCATAGAATTCGGTAAAGAAACTGTCGGAGCCGAAGACGAAGCTCTTTTCTTGAGCGTGCGATTGATGCGCTTCTCCGATCTAAGTCACGTCGCACTTATAACGCAGGCCCTAAATGAGTTCGACGTCATTCGCGCTTACCCGCCTCTCGCAGGAGAGCTTGAAGCTTTCGGTGCAGGAATCAGACAGATGTACGAGCTCGCTCCTATCGTTCGTTCCGCGACTGGCGCGATTCAGCTCGATGAACATGGAAGACCTCTAAAAGACACTTATTATCTCGCATACTTGAAGGTCCTGTACGGAGACAAGAAAGACATCGCAAAACGTAATACGATGCCTTTTCTTTTGGTCTGTTGTGTAAGACTCTTGATCTCGAACCACCCTGAATTAGCGAACTATACGATACCTGCAGGTTACGACAATCGATTCAACGACTTCAGACTTTGGAAAGACGAAGTCGAGACCGAAATGCAAGCCCTGGATACGTGAGTGGAAAAACAACGAGAAAGAGAATAGAAATCGATCGTTACAACGTCTCTTGTTCAATTGTTATTTCTTCTTTTTCAATTTTTGTTTGTCTTTTTCTCGATCACCTCATAAGTCTCCTCTCGATGTACCGTCGTCTCTCGATCGCTCGTCGTGTTATGTATCTCCGAACAGATCTTCCAGAAAAAGACTCTTCTTTCTATAAGTTCGCGAAATTACACTGAACAGTTCATTACGTATTCTCCTCTAGGAAAAAATGACTCAAAAAAACTAGTTCGTAAGCAATGACTCACTCTCGTGGTTCAGGTAGCTCGTACGCGCAAAAGTATTTTAATCTTCTTGATGTTGAGGCTATCGGGAAAAAGAACGGAGAAAAGATCTTGTCCGCTTTTCGAGACGGCCAGGCCGCTGCCAGAATTGCTCACGACGAGCTCTTAGAGTGCGTAAAAGAAACAAACGCGTTCATGTCGCGTTTCTACGAGAACGATTGGATCTTGAACTCTAACGGAGAGCGTATAATCTCGCCAGGAGATTTCTTCGAGACTTCCGACAGTCTTATTGTTTCTTCTCGAACAATGACTAAAATAATCTCGATGTACATCGAAGTCGTCGAATCACTCGAAGCAAACATATCAGGACTCGTGTCGTCGATCGAATCTCAAAACGCATATGTCGACACGCAACTCGACAATCTCGATTCAGAACTCTTCGTAATCGCAGACGGAATATCCAAGCGAACCATGAATCTCCGAGACGAGATAAAAGATGTTCTAGATCTCAGCAAGCGATCGGGTCAGGAGACGATAGCTAAAGAAGATAAATTGATAAATCCGACCTCGATCGAACAAACACCGTTTACTCAAAACTCTGAATTCGCATCGTCGTCTGATTTGACGTCTAGTCCGTTGTCGCTACGAGAAAATCCGCTCCGCAAGAAAAAGAATGAGAAACGGAAGAGTCGTCTTCTTGATTCCTTAGTTAACGATACTCCTTCTTCATTTCTTCGCGAGCTTCCTGAATGATTTTCGGAGACACGATCGAACTCTTCGGCGATCAGATTCTCACGAACGGCGGAAACTCGCCGAGATTCGATCAGAGCGTTTTTTCTCTCGACTTCATCTGTGACTGTATTATCTTGCTATAGTGATCGAGTTTTCTTTATCTATCGACAAAAAATCTCTTCGAAAATATGTACGAGCTTTGCCTTCCGGACTTTCTCGATTTTGTGCGTCTGTCTATCCCACAGTAAAACTGACTCGAAAAAACAATCTCTTTGATCGGAACAGAATCACCCGAAGTAAGAAAATCGTTTTTCTCTAATGGCAAACTCATCGGAACTGACACTTTTTGAGCAACATTCGGTCGAGAAAAAAATGAGAGCATTCGCAACGTTCGGAACACTTCGGAGACAGATCGACATTCTTCAAAGCGAGAAAGCAAGTCTGATCGTCGAGAAGATGAGGTTGATCAAAGAACGTGAGGAAACTAACAGGAACCTTATACGTGTTTTTGTACAGACCACGAAAATCGACGAATTTTTGTACGAGATCTCGCGAATTTCGGAGAACGACCCAGTCCAGATCAGTCTTCCACCCAGTTATCTGAGAGAAAATCTATTAAAAGATCGGAACATGCTTTTAGATTGGATCGCCTCATCTTTGAAATCTGCGCGAATGAGAACAGTAAAGAGAACAGAACCGTTGTGTAACATTCCGACTTCTGCTGAATCGGAAGTCGAGAGTGAAGAGGAAATTTCGTTCGAAGAAGTTCTCGCGAATATCGAATCATTCGATTGAATGAATGAGTATTTTTTGGAAAAAAGACGGTGTAATCGATCATCTTTGTCTCTGCCGAATCATCGTTTTTCTTTTTGACTCGCGAGAGGAGGAATTTCTCCTTCCTTCCTACTTTCTTGCTCGAGAATGACACTCTCGCAGCCCTTTTTTCTCTCTCTTCTGGATGTCGTGATAGTAGTTCTAAGTCCGAATATACTCATATTATCTTCATTAATTTGTCTTGTTTCGTCTCTGATATCGGTTTTTTTAATCTCTTTTATCTCGTTGATTATTTTCCAAGAAGTGGAAAAAGAAGAAGAAGGAAAGGGAAAGGAAAAAGGAAAAAGAAAAAAATGGGCTCGTTTCTCTCTCATATATTTTCCTGTCGCATTTCGTTCGGTTTTGTTGATCTTCTCGAAAGAAGATATTACTTTCCGATTGTAAAACGACATCAGATGATCATTTTTCTTCAGTCTCGATTATCCGACTCGAAAAAACGAACCTATCGCCATTCTTTAGTAAGTAGCACATTCTTCCAAACAGAGAAGAAAACTATTAATTCATCTTCAGATCAGAATTTCGAATAGCGATGTCCGAGAAATCATTTACATCGAGGAGAAAGACGATATACACGCCGATGTCGTCTTTGTTCGACTCTCTACGTTCGGCGCGTTCGATCGAAGGTGATGTCTTTGGAAGCACTCGTCTTCGTGATCTCGTTCCACGTCCAGTCCTCGAAGGGGCTGACGGATGTTTGGACTTATGGTGTCGTCACGATCAAGGGATGTCCCGAGGACAACTCATTTTCCCTCGCGAAATCGTATCCGTGACACCAGTCGTCTATCAAGAACTGGTCCGTCAGAACGAACAAGATCTGTCAAACTTGGGGAAGTATATTTGGATGCGTCGTGTCACTCGTCAACTCACTGAACGTTCTTCTCTGCGCATTCTTAAAATGAGAGATACAATTCGAGGTTTGATTCATAGACTCTCAATAACTCTCAACAACGCGTTAACCGTAAGAATCGAAGAAGCTTTGACATATACTCCGAATGGCGAGTTCTGCGAACTTATCTTGGTCGAACAGGAGTTAGCAGACATAATATGTATTTTGATAATGATGCGTTGATAGTAATCGAAACGCGTGATATTGTGTAGTGGTTTCTTTTGTGAGATAAAGTAAAAAACATCTACGAGACGATTCGAAAAAACCGTCTCTCGTGCAGTTATCAGGCGAATCTTTCGAAAACAAAATGTTCGCGAACGATTTTGCAAACGTAATATCTGATCAGTCCGCATCGCGTGTGTATTCGACCGCCACCTCTCTCGACAGTCCGTTAATAGCTGATGGTCTCGACGAAATGGTCGCAAAAATCCGAAAGAATCAGTTCCGAGGATATAACGAAAAACACGTACGAAACATGTTACGTCAGAACAAACAGATCGATTCTTCTTTCGAGAACGAAACAATTTTCGATATCTCGCCTTCCCACTCAAAATGGACGATTGAGTTAGTATCACCTGAACTCATCGTGGAGATGGCGAACACTTTCCAGCCGACTGAAAACTTATGTCTGAAATTCAGAGAGTACCTGGCTGTCGCGTTGGATACACAGTCGCTTCACGATAAAATCGTTGACAGCATTCTCAAAATGCCTCGTGACGAAAAAGCAGTCAAAGGAGTACTGTCGATATTGACACTCATCTGGCTTCAGCGCGATTTCGCTTTATCAGATCATCTTTCGACTCTCGAATCGAATCGAATGCTAGGACAACGAACTGCTCTCAGTTATAGATTCGAAACAATCTGTTGTGATTCACTGATCCTCTCCGAACGTTTCTGTTGTTTTCTGAATACTCGAAGGAAAAATATTTTTTTCGGAACCTACGACATGTTACTCTCAATCTTGGATATTTGTCGTGTTCGCTCACGTGCTTACTACGCGGCAGATCTCTATTATCCTGGCAGTCAAATGAGAGATGCTATCGAAAGACAGATCAAATGGCAAGAAGAGTGGATCTCACTTTTCGGGAACGAAGGCTTCGCTCTTTTAAAACAGACAGAATCACTAGCGAAAACATACGTAAGTCTTAAAACCGATCCGGACACAATCGGTGACAACTCATATATCGACATGTGGGAGAAGATTCGCGATAAAGTCGAAAAACTCGGAAAGAAGCCGATCGAATGCACAACGATACTTGATCGGATGAGAAAATTATACGAAGAGAACATCGAGCAGTGTTCGACTACACATATTGTCGAGTTATTTGGATTACAGAAAACTTCAGGTTACCCCTTCATATTCGTCGAACGAGGTGGCAAAGCGGCTGCAGAAGCATCCCAAGAGAGTCTATTCATCAAACGAGAAGATATAACGGAACTTCGAAATGCCTGGCGTACAATGTTTTTAATCGGTTTCATTCGAAAGGAGAAGAAATGGCCTAAAATTCTGTTTGATGATCTTGGACGAGCAACAAAGCTGTGGCGACAATTTAATAGCAGTTCAATCAATTTGACATTTTCTGATATTGAAGACACCGATTGGAACCATGTTACCTTTCTCAAAAACTTTGACTATGACTTCACCCCGAATTACCTTCAGCTGATGGACGACAAGTCGATCTCGAATCTCAGGAGTGAACTGATGTCCTATTGGGATCCTACGGTCGATGCTACGACGAATCGAAGACTTCTGATCGAACTGCTCAAAAGAGAGACCTTCAATGTCAAAGATCTCATTGAAATCGCAGAAGAGGATAGTATATTCTTCGACTGGCTCGTCATCGTCTTATACCCGAAAGAAAAAGAATTGAAACCCGATGCACGGATGTTCGCGATGATGGTTCTAGAGATGAGAACGATATTCGCATCATCTGAGCACAACGTGGCCAAGACGATTTTTCCTTTCATCTCTGCTCAGACAATGACAAAATCGAAAAAAGAGATCGTTGAACTATTGTCTCAAATTACTACACCAGAAACACGAAAGAGTCTTCTGATGCTCATCATTGAGGCCGATCTCTCGAGATGGAATCTTCGATGGCGAGGGCGAGTGATCGACCCGATCGGACACGATCTCAATTGTCTATTCGGGATGCGTGGAATATTTACAACTGCACACACTTTTTTCTCAAAATGCAAAGTCGTCGTAAGGACAAAACAGACGAAACCGGATATTGATTCGTCAAACGAACCGCGGTTATCGTCGATCGTCTACGACAATTGGAAGGGGGGGATCGAGGGGATACAACAGAAAATCTGGTCATTGGCGACATATGCGATGATATCGCTCGCGTGTAAAGGGGAAAAATGTTCGTTCACCTTGATCGGACAAGGAGACAACCAAGTACTTGTTTTGAAGTATCTTCGTGATCCACTGATCTCGGAGATCGATCAATTTAATCTTCTTAAAAGACGGATGACAGCCAAGCTTGAAAATTCATGTCGAAAGGTCGGACAGATCTTGAAACCGGACGAATGCGTTGTCTCACGTACGACATTGACGTATAGTAAAGAAGTGTGGATCAACGGTGCACACTATCCGTTGAGTGTCAAAATGTTCGCAAAAACAAACGCTAGAACGAATATAGAGATACCAACACTTTGCGGAGAAGTGAGTGCATTGCACGCGTCAATGGTCGCAGCTGCAGAACATAGCCGTCGACCGTTGAGAACGTATTCCGGCTGTATCTTCTTTTCCGCGCTGCACTTACAAACACGTTATTTTCAGAAACATGCTGCCTTTTTTCATCAATCTCTGTCGTTCAAAAGACCAAGTAAGAACATCTCAGCAGATTATCTCGTCAAAATCTTGTGGACTCCCGCGTGTTTCGGCGGTTTCTCGATATCAATACTATCAGACTATTTGTGCCGAGGAAATGCAGATCCGACATCATCGAGTGTAGCTCTTGTCTATGTAGGAGCTGAGAGATCATCTGTGCTATCGCCGCTTCGATCTTTTGTCGAATCTTTGAAATGGACTGATGAAAAACCAGATCGAAAACTTCTTTTACAGGACCCGTTCGGACTTCCAAGAAAAACAGTTCGAACTAGTGCCCAAGAAGTAAAGGCGTTGACGAAAGAGTTTATCAGCGATATGTCGAATCTTCAAGAATTTAAAGTCTTCTCATCACTTGGCGTGGAAACTTACATCGAAGAGCTCGAGGAGTGTCTTCTTCAGATGACACCTTTTTATCCGACTATTGCGAGAGATGTTTTCGATTGCTCTGTAGGACATGAAATTCGCGAATTGCAGGGAATGATGGTGATGACTCAAACGATTCAGTCAGCGAGCAAGGAAGCTGGTATGAATACTCCCGAGCGCATGCTTGGCGCATCCGGTTCTGAATTTATTTATCGATTCGAACTGACAAAAGATTGTCCTTCTCGGAGACGGAGAGAAAAAACATCGTCTAAAGAGATATTTTCGAAAACAGATTCTTTCCGTTCGCTATGGGGATCATCGGAATCATTTCCGCATGGTATGACATCGATAACCCCGTTGTCATGTCCGATTGAGTATTCGACGGATGTTTCGCAAACATCAGGAATCAAATTGATCAGCTTCGTCAGGAAGAATATGGATCTTCACGTCGGAGATGAATCGATCTATCTAGGATCGGAAACGAAAATGACTCGATCGGAGCTCGGTTTTCGATTGGTCGGTGATTCGACTCCCTTGAAAGCTCTAAAAAGATTACGGACATTGATCACTCTACCGGGAAGTGGAAAGAAATATCACCAGTTACTGCAACAGATCGCGGAAACTCGTGGCGAGAACGTCGGACAATTAGACAAACTTGCAGGCGGAGTCATTTCATCTCGATTCGATCACAGATATCATGCGCGAGATGATGAACGCGGTGCTTACATTGTCGGATCACCGACAATTACGACTCATTGTTTGTTTTACACAGAAGAAATCTCTGGAATGTCGAATTCTCCCGATGACTATCCTGTGATGTTTCAAGAGTTCTTCGCTTTTCTGGTAGGGCTCTTTAGAGAGTACGTCGCACGATTCGACGAGTACTCCGGGTATCTCGAAATAACACTCTGTCTCAAAGGCGAAGACTTCGAACCACTTCCGAATCTGGATTTCGATATTCCTTATACAATCCCACAAGTTCCGAATCTCTCAGAAATCAAGAACACGTATATTTACGATCCTCACGTATGGAGACTCGAACTAACCGGAGTGAGAGAATATCGTTTTCTTATGCACTCAGTGTCGGTTGATGATCTGACGTTAGACCAGAAAATTGAAAGTACATCAATTGCGGCTCTTCTCAGCCTGTCGCCTTCTACGATCTTCAAAGATACCATCTCGAATAGGGAATCGGACGAAATCAAGAATGTCAAACTTGACATCCACGAACTTCAGACAATCGGTTGCTCTCGTCTCATTTCTCTGACGGCGAGAGTGATTGCTATAATAGTCTGTTCGAAGATTATTCCAGAAATTCAACAGCATCGATCAGCTGGCAGAAGAGAAATTTATCTTCGAAGATTATGTGCGATGTATGCTCGCTCCTTAGTCGCAGTTATCGATACTATTCATTTGTCCCAGGATCCGTCAAGCGAACGTCTCTTTATTGGCTCAAGTCATCCCAAATACGATAATATGTTCTCGCCGATCAAGGTGTTGTCCGGACTATTGTTTCGCGACGCACAACTTTCGATCTGTGATTTGTCAATGATCAGCAATAGACGTTTTATCTACGCATCGGAGCGTGGCGGATCGGTGTCATCGTCAGTCATTTCGATTTTCGGAAAGTGTCTGATGTCAGCATCCGGACGAGGTGTCAATTACAATGATCTCGTTCTCTTGTCGAATTCGAGAAAAATGAGGAGTTTTTTGAGTCCAGTTTCGGAAGAATATCGAATGAGCTGCGCGATGAAGGTCGTGAAACAGTGGTTGGGACTAGGAATTTGGTCACGATCCGAACGAGAACTCCTGACAGAGCTTCAGCGTGGTCAGTTGATTGTCTACGTCGAGAGCGATTATCGGGCTCTTCTTAGAGAACATCGATTTCTCCATCTCGACGCAAGCAAAGTTCTTCTAGTGGAGTATGGCGACACAGAGATCGGGGACAAGATATCTTCGGATCCCTCCGAATGGATTGACAAAACACTAATCCATCCGTCTGATCAATCGATATTTACCGACCCGCTATATTGGAGGGCGCACGCATTCGTCACGACTCGCGGAAGCCATTTCATTTTCTGGAGATCTGTAATCAGAATGCTTTCGATAAAGAATTGGATTATCATCGGCGTCGGTTATGGGTCTGCAGCCGCCGCGTGTCTGGACTTCGAGTGTACCTCGGTTAGAGGTCTCGATCTGAACTCAGATCACTCGCTCCGTGCACTGAAAGAGAAAAGGAAACCGGTCGCGCTTTCGACGCATTCGTCGAAGAAAAAATTTGACTGGCATTCGGCAATGTTTATTCGAGACGGAAACTTTAAAGAAAAGAAAGTGAAAGATTCTGTATTGGACTCCATCCCGGATGACTCGTGTTTAGTTATCGACATACAACCTTATCCTACGATCGAGGAGACAATCTCTCTTGTTACGTCGAGAGCTGTTCCTATCCGTTGTCTTGCGAGAAGATTCGTGAATTCTGGTTTTTTCCCTTCAGAATTGAACACTTGGACTAACCTCGTGAAAGTCGAAAAATTCTTCGTTTACTCGACGACAAGAGGAATTCAATATTTTACATTATTTACGACAGGAGAATCGATCGAGATAACGACGGGAAAAGTCGAATCGATCGAAACTGCAGCACTAATCGTTTATCCTCGACTTTCGATGCCATTCTCGATGACGATACGACTGTTCGACGAGTGGATTGATTACGTATTATCGGTTTTATTCTTGACATCTTTGTCCCTATCGGATACAACTCGTCGGTATCGTGCTCTTCGCGCTCTACTAGAGACCAGGGTCTCACTGACGACGACGAAAGAGTGGATTAATGAATGCTCTTTGATCGTCATATACGAGTGGTTATTAATTCGACCTCTATGCTTCGACAGACTTCGGTCGATCTATTGTAGTCAGTATTTGTCCCCCTCGCTCGCCGTTCAGCATGCACATGTTCATAAGACACCGAGAACGACAAGATCATTGATCAAGAATATATGTATACACTTAGTCGCGATCGATAGAGATTTTTTCTTCTCGAGACGTTGCAAACTATCTTGACTACATCTCGGAGATTTTCCTTGTATTCAGAACGAATAAATGCAGTAAGCCAATATTTCCAATCCAGATCATCTACTTTCTGTCATTTCTGCACGAGAAGAAAAAACCATGTTCAAACGTTAGTATGCACTATTTCGATTCGGGGAAAAAGAAAGCAGTTTACTAGCCGTAGACTGTCTCGAGTATGTCTTCTCTATAGTTTTTTTCCCCCTCTCTTTCGTCGAATTTATAATCAGAGAGTCGAAAAATTCGAGAAACCGGGTCTGAGGAGTATGACTCAGGCGGTCTCGAATCGACCAGAAGGAGATCTTTCAAAGGAACCGAAAGCAATGTTTCTGGAAGAAGGTTTAATCGTTGAGATCTTTGTAAGCTATCGGTCGACGGAAAATGATCGCTCGCAACCAACACGGTAGACCGCGTGTGTATATTTTTAAGTCCGTTTTTAGGAGCACGACTATTTGATCAATCGACCGTGTGGAGAAGTAAGAACGAGAATGGAGGAGACAAAAAAACCCTGGAAAGGTCTCATCGTTACTGCGATCAGAAAAGGTGGATTGTGGCCTTAGACGGGAGAGGGAAGAGGGTGTCACAAGTTTCCCAATGCCAACCCTCCTCCCACGTGCCGATACATAGGCAAGCCAGGATCTGCGATC